GGCCCGAATTGGCTTGACACGAAGGACGTAATATAGTATAACTTACTTTCCTAAACCGCTCGAAAGGATATATAATGAGCACATCAGTAGCACTATCAGTAGACGGAATGAACATAGCTGACGCTATGGGTTTCGCTGCACCACAACAACAACAGCAGACTGATATATGGCGTATCAATGCCCTAGTACAACAGGGTGTCAAGGACGGCAAGATCATCAGTACTCCTATGTTTAAAGTACGCAAGGGTGATGAAGAAGTCTATGCAGAGAAACTAAACATACGTCTCTTTGCTGAGCGTGTGCAGTGGACTAAGTGGGACAGTGAAGCTAACAACACACAGAAAACTGTTCTGTCTTCAAGCTTAAACGCAGACCTAAAAGACACACTAGGTGGCTTTAACTTGGGGCGTCCATCAGGTTACGTCAAAGACTTTGATGCACTACCTGAGGCAACTAAGCAGGTCATGCGTAGCGTTAAACGTACTAAGGTGTTCATGGGTTTGGTTACTCTAGACAATCCTACTAATGAAGAAGGTGCGTCTGTAGACTTTACAGGTGAAGTACCTTTTGTGTTTGATGTTAAGAACCCTTCATCTATGAAGTCTATTAACGCAGTAACTGGCTCTCTAGTTAGCAAGGCTATCACGCCTATAGAGAACAACATTAAGCTGAGCGCTACAGAACACGCTATGCCTAATGGTAATAAGTTTGCTCAAGTTACAGCATCTCTTGGTGACAAGGTAGGCTTCTCTGATGGTGACAACGATCTGCTACGTGACTTCATTGCTTATGTGGAACGTACCAACACTTGGGTGCTAAGCAAATGGGATGAGAACAACGTAGCTAACATCTCAGCAGAAGACGCAGCTATTGTGGGTAGCATCATTGATGTGCAGGACTTCGAATAATGAACCATCCTGCTGAACTGTCAGTACACTCGTACCTTAGAAAGGCTATAGATGGTAAAGCTTCTATGTCTAAAGAGGTTATAAAGGCTGTCTGTGATGATGTCGCAGCAGCTTTAGAGAAGCAGTTCAACAGTGGCCCACGAGATAAGTTCAGGCTTAGGATGTCCAACATTGGGCGTCCTAAGTGCCAGCTTTGGTTTGATAAGAACAACCCTGAGACAGACATCCAAAAGCCTACCGCATTCATGTTGAACATGTTAATGGGGGATTGGACAGAGGCTATCTTCAAAGGTTTACTTAGGGCCGCCAATGTTGAATTTGCAGATAACGATAGGGTCACCCTTAAACTTGAGGGTGGCGCTGAAGTAGGCGGTGAGTACGACATGATTATGGACGGGGCAGTAGACGATGTGAAGAGTGCATCACCTTGGTCATACATGAATAAGTTTGTGGATGCAGAGACACTAGCCAAGGGTGATAGCTTTGGTTACATCCCACAGCTTATAGGGTACGCACAGGCCGCTGATAAGAAGGTTGGTGGATGGTGGGTAGTCAATAAGGGTAACGGTCACTTTAAGTACGTGTCTGCTGCCTCACTGGATAAGGAAGCTGTAATGGCTGACATCCAAGATACTCACAACTACATTACTAATGACGAACCTTTTGAGCGTTGCTTTACTTCTGAGCCTGAAACATACAGAGGTAAGACTAGCGGCAACATGAAGCTCAGTAAGCAATGTGGTTTCTGTGACCATAAGAAAAAGTGCTGGCCTGAACTCCAGGTTTTGCCTTCCAAGGTATATCAAGGTAAACAAACACCACCTGATATAGAATACGTACAGTTAGCTAACTAAGGAGATTACAATGGCTACAATTACACTAGACGATGTTGAACACGACACAGAGAACTTCTCTGATGAGCAGAACAATATGCTTGCAGAGATACAATTTAATGCTTCCGTGCAGCGACAATCAGAGTACTACCTAAATAGTCTTAAGGTTGTGTCAGCAGAGGTCATTAGGCGGTTGAAGGAAACTCTTGTTGAGACATCAGAAGATGACAACAAAGAGGACGCATAAGTCCAGCAGGTATCGCAGCGGCCTAGAGAAAGAGGTTGCTGCGTTCCTCAAGCCTATTCAACATAAGGTCAGGTATGAAGTACTAAAGATAGAATGGGAAGACCTACGCTATCGTACTTACACGCCTGACTTTATACTAGACAATGGTATCATAATTGAAACGAAAGGAATGTTTGACTCTGAAGACAGGCGTAAGCACACAGAGATACAGAGGCAACATCCAGAGCTAGACATTAGGTTTGTATTTAGTAATGCAAAGGCTAAGCTATACAAGGGTGCTAAGTCTAGGTACTACGAGTGGTGCGACAAGAATGAATTTATGTGGTCACATAGAATTATACCTGAGGAGTGGTTAAATGAAAGAGGCAGAGTAATGTCAGCTAAACGTATTGTACTTAAGGAAACTAGGAGGGACAAGTGACCTACACTATTAAGCCTGATGAGATAGCTTTTCTAATTAAGCCTGTTGAGTTCGATGATAATGGTAACTGGTCAGGAGAGATAGCTACTGCTATCGCAATGCACAAAGACAGTACCATAAAGAAGAGGGACTTGAGCCACTTAATAGATTTAATAACTATGTTAGGGGCCTTCTTAGACGTAATGAATTATGATGATTACGTGTACGATACTGTAGAAGAACGCAGAAACGATATAATAGACCTTGAAATGAAGAAAAGACCTCCTATATACGAAGAGGTAGAAGGCACAGAAGGCAAAGTAATAAGACTTACAGCATTCACTAAAACAGAAGGTAACGCATAATGAGCAACGTAGAAAAACTTGATCACATCAACCAGCCCCTGCACTACAATCAGGCTGGCATAGAATGCATAGATGCTATTGAAGCCATGACAGAGAACATGTCAGGCTCTATAGCACCACACGCAGCTAACGTGCTGAAGTATATGTGGAGGTGTGAGTACAAGAATGGCCTAGAAGATATAGATAAAGCTATCTGGTATTTAGGTAGGCTGCGACAGAGGTGGGTAGATACACTATAATGAAGAAGCGATTTAGTGTTACGTTTGTTATGGAGTTTGAAGAGAAGAATAACATACTGTCTTCAGATGAGCACTCCCATACAACAGACGTCCAAGACCTAGTGTTAGATACTTTTTATGACACTGACGATATTAATATAGAAAACTTATTTGTAAAGGAGCGACAATGACACCAGACTATGATCCTTATTATGATATGTTCAACGAAGATGGCACACCAAAGAATGAACTAGCTGCCTACAGCCAGTGGGTAGAAGGCAAGATCTTAACTAAAGGACAGACAAGACAATTCGAGAACACCCTTGGTCTTGTAGGGGAAGCAGGTGAGATAGCTGAGAAGCTAAAGAAGAGTTTGAGAGACGGTGCTATCCTAGATAAGGAAGGTATGCTAAAAGAATTAGGTGACGTACTATTCTATGTAGCTGCCTTGTCTAACTTTTATGGGGGTAGCTTACGTAGCGTAGCAGAGATGAACATAGAGAAACTAGATAGCCGCCAAGAGCGTGGTGTGTTACAGGGATCAGGAGACAACAGATGAGTAACTATTTTGCGACAGACTATCAGCACTTCATACATACGTCACGTTATGCACGTTGGCTAGACAAAGAAGGCCGTAGAGAAACGTGGCCTGAAACTGTGTCACGATACATGGAGTACGTTGTACATCCTGTAGGGGGCAAGGACTCATACACTAAGGACATTGAATCCGCTATACTTAGCTTAGAAGTTATGCCTAGCATGAGAGCGCTAATGACTGCAGGCCCAGCCGCAGCACGAGACAACATTAGTATGTACAACTGCTCTTACATAGCTATAGATAACATCGTAGCCTTTGATGAAGCTATGCACGTTCTTATGTGTGGCACAGGTGTAGGCTTCTCTGTCGAGAGACAGTACGTCCAGAAACTACCAGACGTACCTACGTTGTTTGACAGTGAGACTAACATCGTTGTTAAGGATAGCAAAGAGGGCTGGTCTAAAGCTCTGCGTCAACTCATTGCTCTACTGTACAGTGGAGAGATACCTACGTGGGATACCAGCAGAGTTCGCCCTGCAGGTGCTAGGCTCAGGACGTTTGGTGGTAGGGCATCAGGCCCAGCGCCACTGATAGACTTGTTTAACTTTGCCATAGCTACATTCAAGGCTGCACAAGGACGCCGCCTGTCTAGCATAGAATGCCATGACCTTATGTGTAAGATTGGTGAAGTAGTGGTAGTTGGGGGCGTGAGACGCTCAGCAACAATCAGCCTATCAAATCTGTCTGATGATAAGATGCGTCACGCTAAGTCAGGTGCATGGTGGGAGAACAACCCACATCGTGCGTTAGCTAACAACTCTGTGTGTTACACTGAGAAGCCTGACAGTCTATCCTTCATGCGTGAGTGGATGTCTTTGGTTGAGTCAGGCTCAGGTGAGCGTGGTATCTTCAACCGTGAGGCAGCTAAGAAACAAGCAGCTAAGAATGGTAGGCGTGATACAGACCATGACTTTGGTACTAACCCTTGCAGTGAGATCATATTACGCTCAGGGCAAGTGTGTAATTTAACGGAGTGTGTAGTACGTGCAACAGACAGTCTTGCAGACCTTGAGAGAAAAGTTCGTATCGCTACGATATTGGGTACTATTCAGTCTACCTTCACTAAGTTCCCCTATCTGCGAAAACTGTGGGTGCGAAATACAGAAGAAGAACGCCTGCTGGGTGTGTCACTCACAGGGATAATGGACAACCCCTTACTTACAACAGTTAACGCAGGATTGGAGCAAACCCTTGAGCACTTACGTTCTATTGCTGTCTCTACTAACGCTGAGTGGGCTGAGCGCCTTGGCATCCCTGTTTCTACTGCTATCACTTGTGTTAAGCCATCAGGAACGGTATCTCAAATGGTATCATCTAGCAGTGGGGTGCACCCTCGTCATTCCCCCTATTATGTTCGTACTGTTAGGGGTGACGTTAAAGACCCTCTGACTCAGTTTATGAAAGACCAAGGAGTACCTAGTGAGCCTTGTGTTATGAAGCCTGACACAACAGTAGTGTTTAGCTTTCCTCAGAAGTCTCCTGATGGTGCAGTCTGTACTAAGGACACTACTGCAATTCAACAACTGGAGATGTGGTTAGCTTATCAGAGACACTGGTGTGAGCATAAGCCATCGGTGACTATCAATGTTAATTCAGAGGAGTGGCTTGAAGTAGGAGCATTTGTTTACAAACACTTTGATGAAATGAGTGGTGTGTCGTTCTTGCCCTTTAATGAGCATACGTATCAGCAAGCACCTTATCAAGATTGCAGTAAGGAGGACTACGAGAAATTGCTCTCTTGTATGCCAACTACAATTAACTGGGAGGAACTATCAGAGTACGAGCAAGAAGATAATACCGCAGGTAGTCAGACACTGGCGTGTTCTGGTGATAGCTGTGAAATTGTAGACTTAACTTAAAAGGAAATAAAATGGTAGAAACATTATTCGTAGTGTCGTTAAAGATGTTTGTAGCTTTAGGTGTTACAACAAACACGGTAGATTACATTACATCATTCTTTGCAGCAGCACCAGCAATATAACTTCCTCACCTAAGCAAGTGTTTAAACTGCTTACTTAAGGAA